AACATCAAAAGTAGCTAATAATGTTGATTTTCCTTGTTTATCTAAAAGATCTTTAATATCCGGACAAACTGTTTGGTCTGTAATTACAATTTTATTTCTATCAGCATCTACTGCGGGGTATAATTGATTAAAATTACCGGTAGCATTATTAAATCCTTCACACAAACAATTTATTAAATCATAAAGACTTACTTTACCTGTATCTGTGTCTTTAAGGGAATCTAATTGATTTAGTATATAAGTCATGTTAAAATAAACATTCATTATTTTACCGTACCTATTTTTATTAATTTCAGAATAAACAAATTCATCTACTCCAGGAGCAAAAGAAACTATTTCAGATCCATTAGGAACATCAACTTTAAATAAACAAATACTTGGATTATTACTTATTTGACGTCCTAAAACATAAATTAAATTACTATCTGTATCGGTGTCAATTTCTATAAGTCTTACTTGTTTATCATCTACTTTGGGAATTAATGATTTTTGTATAAATCGTAAAAAATATCCTAATCGTATATAATATTGATCTACTCCTTCTCCACCATCATCTCCTTGATAAGTTTGTTTAAAAGCTATTACATTATTTTTTTTACTTAATAAAGGAGTAATACCGGCTTCTCCGACTGTTCCTTTAGCTATTAATTTTTGTAAAGAATAAAACTTTTTTCCTATTTCATGGGTATTTCTAAAGGACTTAATTACTTCTTCAGATGTAGGTTCTATTAGTTCTTCTTCAGAATTATTATCTTCGTCAGGATCATTATTTGATTTAATTTCAGGAAGTAATGTATTACTTTTAAGAGATTCTAAAATATCTCCCATACTTTTTACCATTACTGTACAATTATAGGTTCCATCTTTTTCAAAACTCCAAGTAAAATTTACTACTTTACCTACTATAGCATCATAATTTCCACAAGATGCTTTTCTTCGTTCATTAATAGTATTAAAAATATCTTGATATTCTGTACCTGTTGAACCATTAATAAAAGAGTTAGACAAACTATGGGGATTTGAGGGTTCATAACTTCCATCATTGTTAAAATAATTGCTATTACCCCATTCTAATAATACTGAATATCCTAAACGCATGTATAAAATATCAATAATATCAAATTGGTTTCTATTATTTGCTTTAATTTGAATTGTTGCAGATTTTAGTGAACCCATATTTTCAGTCTTTATCTCAGCTGAGATAATACCTGGCATTGGATTAATACCGAAATTAGTTCCTCCTAAACCATAACCTGATAGACCTCCAATACCTGTTGTAGTTGGAGAGGTACCATTAAATAAAACGTATTTTCTTGCTAATTCATTACCTGTATCTGTAATCCCTCTTAAAGGAGTATCAATATTTACTGAGGAGACTAATTTGCACCAACCATTTCTGTTGTTTAAGTATTCTAATTGTGCATTACTTCTATTAATAGAACCATAAATAGATTGTCTTTTTTCTATTTGGCTTACTACAAAACTTGGAAACCCTTCACCTATTAAATTAGCCATTTGTTAGGAATTTATTTCATTGAATTGATTTATAACATTATCATAGGTTGCGGGGATTCTTATTTGAATACCTTCAGGGATTACTAAAGTACTTTGAGGTAAGCTAATTAAAGTATTAGCTCCTGCATTTCCTGTATTAGCAATAGATATAACCCACCATAATGAACTATTTTTATAATATTGTTGGGCTAAAATATCAAATCTATCTCCTTGAGTTGAATAAACATAAATATCATTTTCAGATAAAGGTACCTCAGGATATCTTGATGTTTGATATACTAAATTCCCATCAATTTTAGTTTTAGGTATGTTTTGATATCTATTCATTATAAAGATGTATCATTATAATTATAATTACTATTTTCATTACCAATTCCGTTTGCTAAAGCTATAAAACGTTGATCTCCATATCCTTCTACAAATCCTGTATCATCGTTAGTATTACGAGTACTATTTTTATTTGAAAATGACAATTGTTGTTTTTTAGGAACAAATCTTTGGATTGGAGTAAATTGAAATCCTGTAACTCTAATAATATGTGGTAATTCTTTTACTGTTCCATCTCCGGGAGTATCTGTTCCTATACCAATTTCCCAAGGTGTATCTTCTTGAATATCATAGGTTAAACTAGTGATAAATCCAGGTTGTTCATATAAATAACCACCAATTGTTAATTGCACTAAATTACCTCTCATATATCCATTTGGACTATAGTCCGGAGCTAAAGATGAAGCTAAATAATTTAATTTTTTATACATTGGTATAAGTTCTTGTTTTGATTGTGCAGCAACTGTCCAAGATAATGATATTTGCCTATTAAACCCACCATAAGTATAAAACTGTTCACCTCTTCCTAAATAGTTAAATCCATTCCAGTTAGCTGTACAGCTATCTGTTATGCCTCCTAAAAATGCTCTAAAATGCATATATGTTTTAAAACTAGGAGTATCATTATCAATAACTGCTATTCTAAATTTACATAAATCATTTACAGTATCATCTGTTGTTACATTTTCACTTCTATATATCGGAAGAGAATTTATTTTATCTAATCCGGGGGAAAATGAACCTATAGTAGAGATACTTATATCACCATAAATTGATTTTTTATTTGGTGTACCATCCGCAGGATTAAGACCTTGAACTCCTAATTGATAATTACCGTAATATTTATTTTTCCTTTGACCAGGATCTCCTAAATTAACTCTATTTTCAATATTACCCGCTTCGGGACCATTATAAGGACGAGATTTGGAAGTTGTTCCAGTTGCTTCACCATTTATATTACCATTAAGTCCTAATTTATCTCGTAAAATTTTTCTAAAATCTTGAATTACGGGAGAGGAAGGATTACCTGATAATGGGTTAATATTGGTATCAATTATATCCAGTTGATTATAAGTAATAGTATTATTAATACCAGCTAAAGGAGTAGTTATTGGCCAAGTATTTCCTTCAATAGCGGGATCATAAACATTAAAATTATAAAAACCTCCCCCTAATATACCTTCAGTATTAAATAATTCTGAAAAAGTAGATTTTGTAAGTCTAGCGTATTTTCCTGATACTCCAGTATTATTTAGAAGTAGATAGGATAAATTTGAACTACCAGAAGGGAATGAAAAAGTTTTATAATATTTTTTTGAATCAGGATTTGATAGATCTGGAGTCCAAGTTTCGGCATTGTTAGGTACTTGACTTAAACTAGCACTTTGGGGTGTATTAACATTATTAGATGGTAAACCATTAATAAAATTATCATTATCTACAAAATATACATTTTTAGCATTTCCATCAAAGTATGCTCCGGCTTTAATCCATGTTTTAGTTCCGTTTCCTGTATCTATTTGTAAACCACCTACTAAATTATTTGAAATATCAACTGATTTTTGTTGATTTCTTCCGGAAAAATAATCAGGATTAGCTATTTTTTGAGCATTATTATCTCCTGTTCTTTGATCTGCAAATCTAATTGCTGTTTTACCAACACCTAATACAGAACCAGGACCTCCTGTGTATATTCTAACATTAGGATCAATATTTTTTACTGCTTGTTTTTCATTATATATTTCAACAAGTCTATTTGTGTTTGTTGATAAAGTTGGTGTATTTGGATTTGGTTTTACTTTATTAAAGTATAAAGATTGGTTGTCGTATGCGTATGCTCCTGTTTGAGCAAATGGGTTGATGCCTTGTTTGTTTAAATGCGTACCAAGCGCTACAACACCGGCTTGAGCCAATGTATTTAATGGAGAATATATCCCCTCATTTAATATGCCACTAGTTTGAGTACGTACTGCTGTACGAGATAATAATTGTTGTTTAGCAATAAAAAGTAACCCACTAGGTGACTTTGTATCAGTAAACATTTTACCTAAACGTTTAATATCTGTAAGAGAATCAGTAATAGCATTAGCACCTCCTCTTAAAATAAAATCTTCACGTGGACCTAAATCATTAAAAGTATTAGGAATTTTAGTTTGAATATAAGGTTGACCACTATACCCTCCACCAAGGGTATCTTTTCCATATTTTAAGGACGTAAGATCTGTCTTTAAATCTATTAAAGACATTACCTTGGGGAGTTATCCAAATATTTTATAGGGGTTTTTCCATCTAAATCTAATTGGGATGATGCTAAAACTTTTTCATATTGACTTATTCCATCATATTTTATAGGAGTTTTACCATTTAAATCTAATTGAGATATTGCTAAATCTTTTTGGTATTGGCTTGTCCCATCATATTTTATAGGAGTTTTACCATCTAAATCTGTTAAAACAGATCCTTGAGTTTGTAATTTATCTAAAAGTGCCATATTTTATTTTTTTTTATTATAAATATTAATTTTATTGAACTTTATATGAAGAAACAGCCATTGCCGTACCAACTTTAGTACCATCAAGATAAACATTTCCACCTTGTTTAATTACTGTTATTAATTCATCTATTTTTCCATAGAATTTATCAAGTGGAACTACAGCTTCAGGTCCTGCTTCACCTACTAATGCTCTTGTTGGACCAGTAACAATCCCTCCATCAGCCATTGCTTTTTCACCTATTGCCATGTTGCCTAATCCTGAAAATGCTTTATCAGGGATTAAACCAACTAAATTATCAGTAATCCATTTAATTGGAGACATACCAAAAGCACTTAAAATACCATCTGCTATACTAACTGCTGTACCTACTCCTGGGATTAGATTAGTTGCAAGGTTTGCAATAGGATAAGCAGCAGCTTGAACTAAACTTTTTCCTAATTTTCCTGCATCTACTTTTTCACCGGCTGATTTTCTTTCTCTAGCATCTGATAGTAAAGAAGATACACTTCCAACTGATTCTATAACGGCAAAAATAGGTCCTAAAGCTTTTCCAAATCCTTTAGCAATTGGTCCTCCTAGAATTTTTTTAACACCACCAAAACCACCTGATATTTTTTTGCCAATTCCTCCAAAGAAATTACCAACTTTACCAAAAATACTTCCACCTTTAGCTGCTTTAGATGCTTTTGTAAATCTACCTGTTTTTGGATCTCTTGCTCTGGGGGTTGAGGATTTTGTGGATGATGAGGGTGTTGATGAAGATGCAACATCAGATGCCATATCAGCCGCATCCATACCTGCATAAGCCATATCTTCCCCTGACATATCTTCTCCACCACCACCAAACATAGAGGCCATTCCTAGTCCGGTCATTGCCATATTAGCTATACGACCAAATCTACCTCCTCTACCTCTTCCACCACTTCTACCACTTTGGCCTTTTCTACCTCTTCTACCTCTAGATGATCCATAACTACCACCAGTACCTCCCCCACCTCCTCCGCTGATATCTTTTGTGATCATTGGGTTTGACATAGTACCTCTAGGTGATCTAAACATATTAATAATACCTTTACCCATTACTAATAAACCTGCTGCGGTTGCTGCTAATCCAACTCCTCCAACTAAAGCTGATAGAATTTTAGAACTAGAAATAGTTTCTATAACTCCTGAAAAGAAATTCATTGCTTTTGAGACTGGGCCTACCATGAATTGCATGAAAGATTGTTTTAGTTTTTCAGCTGATTCGGCCATTTTTTCACTATTAGCTAATTCTTGATCAGCTAAAGCTACTGATTTACCAGCTAATACTTGTTTTTCTAATTCTGCTGCTTTTTCAGCTTGTCCTGAGGCTTTTAATTCTTCTACTTTTTTCTTTAAAGAAGCGGATTCTTGTTTTCCTAAAGCATCAAGTTGTTTTTGTTTAACTAAAGAATCAGCTAATTCATCTGTGCTCATACCTAAAGCTTTAGCATAAGCTTCTTGTTGAATAACATTCATCTTTTGGAATTTAGCTAACCCATTTGGTCCTAAATTTTTCATTAATTCAGCAGCTGCTCCTGCTGTATCTCCTTGTAATGCTAAACCTCTAGCTCTTTCTAAATTTAAATCTTGGCCCGTTAATAATTCAGCTTCTAATTCGGCTGAAATAGAATCCTCAAAATTCAGTAAAGCACCTGATATATTTTTCGTTTGCTCTAAAGTCATTCCTAACTTTTGTGCTTGAATAACTGCTTTACCTATTAAATCAGGATTGTTTTTATATTGGGCTGCTAATTGGCCTGATGTTTTTAATACTTCTGAAAGAACTTTTTTATTGCTTAAAACTCCTTTATTTTGTTTTCCAATAGAATTATATATTTTTTCTTGAGATTTGCCAGTTAATAATGAAAATTTCATTATACCAGCTCTTTCATCCGCTTCTAAACCAGCATTTTTAGCTAATGCAACTTGGTCTTCTAACTGTTTTTCACCTAATGTTACACTAGTTCCTAAAAAATTATTAATTTCAGAATTAGCAGCAACAACATCTTTATGAGTTCTTCCCATATGGATAGCCATATGTTCTAACTCTTTATTCATTTCAAATGCTGCTTCGTGACTTATTCCAAGATTTCTCTGGATGGCTACTGTTTCATGATCGAATTCATTAGCAAATTCTACTATACTATGAAATAATTTAGCAGTAGCTGTAATTTGTACTAAAGGATCTTTAAAGGCATCTTTAAGAGATGATCCCATACTTTTAAGACCAGCACCTACAACTTTAAAACCGCTTCCTGTTTTAGCTGCTTCTCTTAAATCTTCATTTATTTTTTCAAAATGTTCAGATTCAATTCCTATGTGTTCTAAACTTTTAGCTATACCTTTAAAAGCTGCTCCGGTAAGTCCTAAAGTTTTTTGAATCTTTTTTTCAGTTTCTAATTCAGCTTCAACTTGTTGATTAATATCTTTTAATAAACCTGTTTGTTTATTTAAAGCATCTGTGACTTCTCTATAAGCATCTGAATTTTTATTTAAAAGTTTTTGGTTTTCTTTTAAACGTTTAACTTCTTCTGCTGTTTGTTTTTTAATATTAGTTAATTGTTTAACTGTTAAAACTTCTTCATTTTTTCTATGATTACTAATTTTACGAGTTAAACTTTCTAATTTATCAAAAGCTTTAGTAGTTTCTTTTATTGGGTTTGGAGCACCTTTTAAATCTTGAACTATATTTTTTAATGTTGCTGAGATTGTTCCAAAATTGTCTCTTAAATCTTCAACATCATTAGTCATAGTGTTGATTAATTTTTTAGCTCCTTCAATACCACCTCCAAATGCTTTAATAGCAGCATTCATATCTTTAAAAGTGTCACCTCCTAGATTTTTAATTTCTTTTTGGAGTTGAGTTATTTGATTTATTAAACTTTTAATATCTTCTGCCATTTTAAAAATTAGATTTTGTTATAAATATTAGAAGGCATCACTTTTTGGATGCCTTCGTAACATATGTTGGAACATTTACTTTATTTTTAGATACCGCGCCTGCGGATTTCATTGCATTAATAGATTGTTCTACTGCATCATTTTGTTTTTGACTAGTTTTCTTATCATAATGTTCAAGAATTTTATTGTACGTAAATTTTCTTAACCATATAGGCATGTTATACAGTGTATCATAATTATAACCACCGTTTCCATAAAATAATATTTCGTGAATTTGAGTAAATAAATTACTCCTATACTCAGGCGTCAGGCCAAAAAAAGTTAATCCCGATTGGGATAACGATGTCCTCCTCCCCACCATTATTAAATATATAAGGATATTTTAAATTTATACCAGGACTAACTGAATTAAAGTATTCTCTAAATGATCTTGAGTCTTTAGCTAGTAATCCATAATCGATAAATTCTCTAATAGTTGTTTTATCATAATCCCCATTTACGGAAAGGATCATGTTGCGAAATCTAGTTGTAACTTCAAAATTAGCTTTTGGATCAAGTTTTTTTAATCCTAAAATTTCTTTATCAATGGTTTGTTCATCACCATGAGTTAATAATTTAAAAGTAATTGTATTTCCTGTATGAGGTAATTTAAAAGTAAATTCATTTCTTCCTTTTTCGGAAATTAATTTTTCATCAAGAAATTTTTCTTTAACTAATGTTAAATCTATATTAACTACTTCTTCAACATCGCCATATTCTGGGTAGTAGGAAAATGAATAATCTTTACCGTAACCAAGAACACGAGCTGCTAACATTATAGCATCTTTATCACCAATTAACAAATCATTATAATCAAATTTAGTTACAAGCATAGATTGTAACAATTTATCGATAACAATACCTTGTTTAATGTAGTTTTGATTGGTTAAAATGTCTTCTTCTCTAGCAGTCATATATTTCATTTCAACTTTTCCTTCTGCTAAAGGATGACCTTCAGGATAAAGTAGACCTTTTGAAGGTAATTCTACCATTTCGGTAGGAAATTTAAATTCGCCCATAATTTTTATTTAATATAACTTTGTTGTTCGTATATAAATATATGAGAAAAAAGGAAGCTCGCAAAAAATGCGAGCTTTCTTTAATTACTTTTATACTTAATTAGAAGTTCAATACGCAATAATCAGGTTGAACAGTCATTGTAATGTTTACTGCAGTACCATCATCATCCCAGTTGTAATCACCAAAACTAGATTCAGTAATTAATGCACCTTTAATAATCCATTCTGAAACGATATCACCTACTGGTCCTAATACGTTAAATGTTAAGTCTTTCTTATAGAAATCACTATATCCATCACGTCCTGTTACTGATTCGTGGTGTAAACGTACCCATTCCATTACTGCCTGAGCTCCTGAAGGTGTGATAGGATCAAATAATGTAAACTGAATAGTTCCCCAAGTTGTTTTACCTTTAACAAAACGTTGAACGTTAATGTGATTTAAAGGTACAGTACCTTGAGTTAATGTTACAGCACCTACACCTTTGATTTCATATGCAGGGATACCATCAATATACATGATGAATCGGTTGGTTTGTTTTGGTTCAAATGCTGTGAAGAATATTTCGTTTGGATCTAATATAGCCATAATTTTTAATTTTTTAAATTGTTTTATTTTCAACTATAAATATGCAATTGTTGGAAACATTAATTTTTTTTTATATATTTATTAACGTAACATTGTTTAAACCAAAACACAAAAATATGGCTCGACCTACTTCTATAAAGAAAGAAATAATATGTAAAAATTGTAATATTTTATTTTTAGAATTACCCTCATCTAAAAAAATATTCTGTTCAAATAAATGTGCTCAACAATTTAAGGGAAAAGATAAATCATGGTTGGATAATAGAAAAAAAACATGTTTATCTAAATATGGGGTTGATGTTGCTTTTAAATCTAAAGAAGTACAAGATAAATATAAACAAAATTTAAAAGGAAAATATGGTGTAGAAAACCCATTTTTAGTACAAAAATTTAAAAATAAAGCTATTCAAACAATAAAAGATAGATTTGGATTTGATGTAGCTTCTAAAAATCAAAATGTAAAAGATAAAATATCTAAAACATTAAAAGGAAGAATAGTATCAAGAGAAAATTTTATAGATATAAAATGGGAAAAATTAGTAAAATACCATGAAGTATCAGGAATGAAACCATTATTTGATAAAGAATATATTGAAAAAAATAAATTAAATCATGTTTTTCAAAATAAATTTAAATTTCAATGTGATAAATGTTTAGAAACTACAGAAGTATTTTTAAGTAATGGGTATTTACCTTCTTGTAAGTGTTCAGAATATAAGGGATATTCTTTAGTTGAAGATGAATTGTTTTTATTTTTATCTGAATACATTTCTCGGGATAAGATATTTTTAAATAGACGAGATATATTACCTAATAGATTAGAAATAGATATTTACATTCCTTCTTATAATTTAGCTATTGAAGTAAATGGAATATATTGGCATTCGGAATCAATGGGAAAATATAGAGATTATCATCTTTATAAAACTACAAAATGTGAAGCAAATAATATTGATTTAATTCATATTTTAGATTATGAGTGGATTTATAAAAAACCAATAATACAATCTATTATATTAAATAAAATTAAACAAATAAGTAAAAAAATATATGCTAGAAAATGTATACTTAAAGAAATTAAAGATACAAAAATAGTTAGAAATTTTTTAGATAACAATCACATACAAGGATATACACATTCTTCTATTAATTTAGGATTATATTATAATGATGAATTAGTATCATTAATGACTTTTTCTAAAAATAGATTTAAGAAAGATTCAAATGAATGGGAAATGGTTAGATTTTGTAATAAATTAAATACAAATATTATTGGAGGGGCTTCTAAATTATTTAAATATTTTAATATAAATTATAATATTAATAATATTCCAGTAATAAGTTTTTCAGATAGGAGATTTTTTAAAGGAATACTATATAAAACATTAGGATTTAAGTTTGAAAAACATACATCTCCATCTTACATATATTGGAAAAATGATAAAATATTAAATCGAATGAGTTGTCAAAAACATAAGTTAAATAAATTATTAGAAAAATTTGATAATAATAAAACTGAGTATGAAAATATGGTATCTAATGGGTGGAAAAGAGTATGGGATTCAGGTAATGCTAAGTGGATTTATTAAATAAAAAAGGGCATCAAAATTTGACGCCCTTTTATTTTTTTAATATTGAAATTTTTTATCCTGGGAATGTTGCTCCTGTTGGTAAAATATTGAAATCTAGATAAATAAATTCTGCTGTTTTAGTTGGTTGGATATAAATTTGACCTACCATTTGGTTTCTATCTATCACATCAGCTGTATTGTTACTATCATCCATAATTACTTTAAAAGCATATAAACCCTGACGTTGTTGAACTGATTCTAAATATGGATTTACTTGACTTAAAAATTGATTTCTTGTTGCTATTGAATTTTGTTCAAATACTAAGTTTTGAGCTACTTGAGAAATATAAGATTTAAGAGAAATTAATAAACGGCGAACATTTACACGATCAAGAGCAGATGCTTTTGTTTGTAATGTTTTTTGACCATATACTACAACTCCTGTTCCTGGAAATGTTGCAATAGGGTTAATTTTATTTGTATATAAATTATCACGATTTGTTTGAGATAATTTCTTTTCTGCTCTAACTACTGTACCTAATCCACCTCTATTAATACCTGCGGGTGCAAACCAAGGTTCTGAAACACTATCATTATAAGCATAAACTCCTGCTACTAATGATGAAGCTGGAACCCAAACTAATTGAGCTGAATCTGGGTCAATTGTTTGAACCCAAGGCCAATAAGAGGCGGCATATGAAGTATTTTTAGAACTTGCTTGACCAATTACTTGTGATATACTAGAACTAAAAGGTACTAAATCAACTACAAAAATATTATCTCCTCTAAGTTGGGTATTATTAATTGCTGTTGTTATTTGTGAAGCACCTAAATTAGCTGTTAAAGTTGATAATCCAGGAGTTAATAGTACATTAAATCTATAATCATCAGCATTACCTAATAAGTTAATCATATTTGTATAATCACTTGCTGATATACCTTGTGGAGCTGTAGTAGCTGAATCAATTTGATCATAATAATCTGCTGGGCCTACAAATAAAGTACCAGAAGCATTTGTAAAGGAACCTTCTGAGTTTATTGGGATTGAAGAGGTAAATTGAGATTTTGCAATACCGTTATTATCAAAATAAATAGGTGTTGGAGTTGATACACTAGATACATAAACATATCTTGAATTATTTGGAAAATCTCCAATTACCTCAATTTGATTATCTTGGCTATTATATTGTTTTCTTTGATTACCAATTACTCTAGATACATAATTTGGAGCTGTTGGATCCATTGACAAATTAGTCCAAGTTTCTAATACAATTGGTGTATTTGTATTATCATCACCTTGGCGAATTAATAAACTAAAAGTTCCTGAGGAAGTATTATTGTTTTGAATTTGAAATCTAATATTATCAACTGAACCTGAAATTAATGAACCACTAGCATCTATTGAACCAGAGCTATTCATAATAACACCCTCAGATATTGTTTTTAAAGTGAAAGAGGGTGAATTTGTGCCTCCTGTAAATAAAGTAGTAGTACTTCCAGAAATATAATAAAGGCTATTACCTGAAATTCCTCCTGTTACAGCAAATAGATTAAGGGTGAACGTTGTATTACTTGCTGAAATGTTTGACCAAGAAGAAGTATAAGCAGCTACTGATGAACTTACATTAATTGATGAGGTTGTACCTGCAGCAAATAAAGTTGGGGTTGAAAATGAAGTAGCATTAATGTTAACTTGAGTTGCTGAGTTTGCTTGCGCAGAACCTGTGTAATTTATAGTAATACCATTTAAATTGAATGAACTAGAACCAACAGATGCAAAACTTGATGAAAGCGTAGTTACATTTAATGTTGCGGAAGCCGTTGCAAATCCTATACCACTAGCTATACCTAAAGTTCCACTAACATTGTTATCACATGAAATTGCAGGTAAAAAACTACCAGTTACTACTCTTGATACTAATAATGTTTCACCACCATTGTTAAAATAATTAAAAGCAGTTATTGAAGTAAAATAAGTATAAACTTGACTAGCACTTAAAAAAGTAGTACCAAATTTATTTTGATAATCACTATAAGAACGAACAATTGTTGGGACATTTACGGGACCTTTTACTGTTGGTCCTATAATAGCTGCTCCAACAACAATAGGTTGAGATGATACAAAAGAACTATCATTTTCTCTTGCAAGTACACCGGGGGATATTAATGTTTCTGCCATTTTGTAGATTAATTATGTTTTATTATAAATATATTAAAACCTTTCAAAATACTACCGAGAGATTATTTCCCCCGTAGTAATATTAATATTTGAATCACCGTATTTTTCTTGTAATAAGATACCTAAATCTAATTCAGATATTTTTAATTTAGATAATTCATCAATTAATTGTTTTTTTTGTATTTCTAAATCTTGAATATTAATTTCAAGAATTCCAAAACGTTCAACTAATTCTCCTCTTTTAATATCTAATTCTTGTAATTTAGATAACTCTTCTATTAATAAAACTTTATTTTCCATATTAATAAATATTAAGAACTTTATTAAGAGATTCAATTACTCGAGAAGGCTTAATTGTTTTTGTACATTCAAATTGTTTATATGTATTTTTATGTTCTGGGCACCATTCCCAATCACCTGGATTTAGCCAATGTTTATTAAAACATCCTGTACATACATTATTGTCATAGTTAAAAACTCGTTCACAATCTGTAAATTCACTGTAAGGTAAACTAAATCCTGAAATTAGTATAGTTGGTGTTCCAATTGACCATGATAACCATGATAAACCACTTCCAACACCTATAAAAGCATCAGCATATTTTAAATCTAACATTCTGTCTTCAATAGGATAATTTCCGGTTTTATCAATTACATTTTTTAAAGTTCCACCTAATTTAGAATCATGCCATTTATCTCCTAGTTTTTCATAAGTAATCATTACTACTTTATAACCTTGTTCATTTAAATAGTCAATTACGGCTTGCCAACCTCCTTTATAATTCCAATATTTAGCATGTGCTGAAGCATGGGGTGCTATAACAACGTATTTTCCTTCAATTTGTTTTGATTTGTTGGGAATTGTTATTTTTGGTTTTATTTCCCTATATTTTAATCCTAAAATAGAGGTTGATGTTTCTCCTAGAGGGTGTTGTTTAAAATCAATTGGGATTTTGGAATTTGTTACTGTTCTATCTTCATTATAAAACCACCCAACAGTATACATAGCATATAAATCATTTACTTCGGTTCCAGGGTTAACAAATTCTAGATCTGGATATTCTTTTTCAAACCATTCATTATGAAATGTAGAACAAATTACCTGGCATTGATGTATTTTTCTAAATTCTTCTATAGCGGGGAACCAAGCTAATGTATCACCAATTGCGGATGATTCAAAATGAATATAAACTCTTTTATCTTTAGCATTGTAATTGTGTTCAAATACTAATTCGTTATTTTCTTTATCATAAACCTCAATCCTCCAATTAATAAAATATTCAATACTAGGTTTAGTCCACATATTGTTACTAATTTCAGTTTCATATAAACTTTTATTATTTACATTATTAATAAATTTAATTAAATATTTTTTTGGATCCGAACCTATTATTTCTAAAAATGCTCCTTTTACAAAATTAAATACAAATTTATTTAAATTTTTTTTATAAGGTAAATTAAGTTGTGTAATATTATTGTATTCTTTGATTAAAACTTCTTTCATATATTTTAATTAATTCTTTTGAACGATTAAACCACGATAATTCTTTAGAGGTATTATAAATTTTTTCTCTATATAAAGCCCAATTATCTATAATATCTTTTAAACCTCTATCCATTTCAAATATATCACGAGGAGACCTCCAAGCACCATGGAAATCAGTTGTATGTTCCCAATCCGCAATAATAGGTAAACCAGCTGCTGCTGCCTCAACCATTGTTAAATTTGGATGTCCTGCTTCTAACATTGTAGGATGAATAAAAATATCATGTTTATGATACAATTCTAATAATTTACTATTAGGAGTATCAAATACCAAGTTTAGTTTAGGATAATTTAACATCCATAAATGAGCATTAAAAAATCTTTTATTGTCTGAAGGGCCTGCTATTGTTATTTCAAGATTATTTAGCATTGCTAAACCTAAACCATATGTAAATCCTTTTCTATCAAATGTAGGATCCCCAGCTAAACCATTGTTAGCTATCATTAATAATTTAGGTTCTACTGGTGTTTCTTTTTTAATAGGATAAAAATCATCTATATTTACACCATGAGAAAAATATTCACATTTTGGATGATTAAAATAATCAACTAAAAATCTAGCAGGCATTAAAGATATAATAGAACCTTCAATTGCTTGTAGATTTTCTTTATAAACATAAGAATCTTTACCATAGTGATAAGCATGATGATCATGTAATTGGTAAATATATGGGATACCTCTCTCAGCTAATTGTATTGCTAAATTAGCAACATGACAATGTATAATATCATATTCTCCAGGATTAATTTGACCTGACATTTTAATATCAACTTCATGTCCTAATTTATCTAAATTATTGTAAAATTCCCATACTATTTTTTCAATAGCACCCCAAGCTGGTGGTGGGATGGGAATACCACATCCTGGATCTACTTGACAAATTTTCATATGTTAATTTTAAATTCTTGGTTAAATTGTTTTTTGTATCTTAAATCTTCAATGAATGCTTGTCCATAAGGTAAAATTTCTCCTCTAAAGAAATTATGGTTTTGCAAATACCATCTCATATTATAATGATATTGTTTATGAGGTTTTCTTTTTGCTCTTTCAGTACCTAAAATTTCATTGTTCCAAGGATCTTCATTTGGATATTGAATTGATTTTAAATAATCAACATTCCATATAGCAGCATTATGAGTTAACAACCATACCGAATCTTGTTTCATTTTAAGAACTCGTTCACCATCAATAGATTTATCTGTAGATTCAAAATTGTATTCCCACCAATGAAGTTTTTCATGAATACGAAGACAATCAGCTTCTTCTTTTTCCATAAATTCTAAAAATTTAGGCATTATGTCTTTTAAAGATCTTTCAGGCCACATATCATCACACATCATTAAAACATATTTTGTTTTAATTTTATCTAAAGCATATATAATTTTATTTGAAAAATCATATTTTGTGTAATCGGGTTTGTTTATATTTAAAGGAATAAAATTTTTACCTTTATAATCAAAATCACGTGAATCAGAAACTACAAATGTATCAAGATCTAATCCACTAAGAATATCCCAACTTAATCCTAATCCTTCCCAACAGTTTGAATATGAATCACAAGTTGGTATTAAAATTGATAGTTGATCTTTCATACTTATTTTAAAAAAGCTATATTATTAAATCCACCATTTATATCAACCCAAATAAAATAACCATTATCTTCTAAGAATCTTAATGTTTTTTCTGAGTCGAGGGTATTACATTTTTCATAGATAATAACTTTTGGTTTGTGAATTTTGGTAAAATCTAAATTTAATATTACTTCATCATCCATTCCTTCAATGTCAATGTGTAACCAATCTAAATCATCAAATCCTTGGGAAATAAGAAGTTCGTTAATCCCTATTGATTTTGTATTTATTTCTCTATAATCTTTATCAACAAAATTCTCAATATGATTTTTAAGAATTGAATTTGTTTCTCCTCCAGATTTTGTAGCTTCATAAAAAATAACATCTCTGCCATCTGATGTTACTACATCATTTAATAAAGTAACATTATGGAAATGACTATAATTTTTTTCTAAACGTTTAAATACTTCTGGGGATCCTTCTACAATTAAAACTTTTTTATATTGATTTTCTATTAATGGGAAAACATATTCTCCACTAGCACCATCATTAGAACCTATTACTACTCCTTTTGTTTTTTGATTAATATTTGACCACCAGTTAAATAGTACATCTGAATCGGTTCCGTGGGTGAAGGGATTCCATTTTTCATGAGCTAAAAGTTTACCACTTGAAGCATATATGAATAATTCTTTATACTCAAAAAATGGATAACTACACCAAGAATCAGGATAAAGTTCACAAGAATATATAATCTTTTTATCAAATATATTTTTTATATGTACTTTTAAGGGAAATTCATCTTTTAATAAGAAATTAGCATTACTCCCAAGTGTAACTTCAACTGTTGATGAAGGTCTATTAGATGTTTGAGCAGGGGTATGAGTTATTTTTAAAAATGAATTCATAACTTTATATCTCCTTTAATATTAGTTTCACTAATTTTTTTATCTATTAAACTATAACCTTTAGCTTGAAATACTAGTGGTTCTTTATAAAAACCTTTAGGTTCTTCTCTAAAATTATTAGTTACCCATAAATCAAAAGCATCCCATTTAGAATTATTAATAACATTATGCACTTTATTAATTTTATCACCCATTATTAAATAAGCATGAGCATCTGTAAACATTCCAGCATCAATATGGGTTTCATATTCATTAAAGATTTCATAATTATGAGCAAAACTAAAAAATGTATAATTTTTTTCTTGTGAAATATTAATTGCTTGATATATTTTGTCTACAAATAATTGAGATTCTGTTAATAAAATAGCATCACATTCAAAAAATAAATAAACCACATCATTTTCTTGAGGACTTGATAATATTGCATCTGTGTGGGCTCTAAAACAACCATAATGACCAGGTGCTAATTTATAATACCCTGGTTCGGGTTGAACATCATTAGGTCTATTACAAGTTTCTACGGGAGGTAAATCAGTGTAAGGTTTATTTATTACTTGTGTGTATTCAATATTTTCATATTCACCCAAAGGAGAAATTGATTCAATAGAACGTTGTTCTCTTTCATCTTCGGGATGAGTTAATAAATGTATAATTTTTACTTTGGGTTTAATTTCAAAGGGAAGTTTATATTCAAAATTACCATTTTTTTCTAATTTATAGTTGTAATAATCACTATCAACTTTAATTTCTTTAGAATTGATTAACTTATTAGTATCTAAATCAAATATATCCCATTTAACAACATAAACACTTTTAAAATCAAATTCAACTAAATCATAGTTATTAAATTCACTTAAAACTACATATTCATCTTGTTTAATAACTTTATTATTTTTAGTTAAAGTATATTTAATAATACGGCTGTCCTTGTTATTTGAAATTCGAATAAAAGGAGAAAAATGGTTTGGGATATTTGTAGGAAGAACTGTAAAGTACTCTACTTGGGTGAAACCTTTATGGTTAAAAGTTTTATCACATTCTTCCTGGAATTTGTTTGTTTCTTCCCAATGGATGTTTATATTATTTTTAAATCCATGGTACATTAAATTTTCTAAACCATTGGATTCAGAACCCCATTCATACATTAGATTATCGTACTGTTGAGCTGTTTTAATTTTTGGTTTTTGTAAGAAAAATTCAGGACAAATACCTAAAAAACATGTATTAATCTGGTCTCCTTCATTCGCTTTATCTTTGCCAAAAAAAGCATCTTTATGATTTAATATAGAACTAATTTTATCTATATAAAAAGAATCTTGTAAAATATAATCATAATTAAGGAAGTATACTTTTTTAATCCCTAATCCTTGAGCTAATGCCGATCCATTATAATAATTAGTATAACACGTAGGACCATGATAAACATCATTGTTCTCACCTTTTAAATTAATATAAGCACTATAATCAAAATAATGAAAAAAAGCATTACTATAATAAGTATGTTTAGTTAAAATATTATGATTATCATTAATTGAATAATCTGCTAATTTATCTAATTCTTCTGGTATTGGGATATGGGAGGTTAAAATAACTTTACGTCCTGTAGATTTAATTGCTTCTATACATTCTTTAGTTGTATTTATGATTGCTTGAGTAATAGGATATGTTGAAATAATAAATGCTTCTTCTTCAGGATTAATATTTAATTCTTGAGAAAATTCTGTATTATTTAAGTTTAAAAGAGATTTAATAGTTTTATGATTTTTTTCTTTGTTATTAAAATCAAGATAATTAATAGTTTCAAATTTATTAAAGTAATCTAAATAAACTGGGAGATTATAAATTAATGTAGGGATTTGGTATGAAATTGCCTCACGAATAACTAAAGGCATTGTTTCTTTATCTGTATTTGTTCCTTTAGAGGTGAATAAAAATAAATCCATAGATTGATAGAAAGCATCTACATCTGAGCGTTCATTCCACCAAGTTAAATTTGGGGGTTGGTCTTTAGCTAATGGTTCCCAATACCATTTAAAATTTTCTGCTCTATTTCCTAAACTATGAAATTCAACATCCGGAAATTGTTTAGCATATTCAAAAAATTCAGTTTGGTTTTTACGAGAAGTATATAAACCAACATGCAAAACATGTTTTTTATTAGGATCTAATCCTAATTTAGTTAATGATTCCTCTCGATTTGGACGTTCAATATATTCAATTGGGTATTCTACTAATATTTTAGGAATATCTAAATCTTTATATTGTTGAATTTGCCAATCCGAAACAAACATAAATTTATCAGGGAAAAATAATTTATTATTTGTATCAAAAGATGAATCATGTGATGTTTCTACAATAGAATAATTTCTATTTTGGGTGTATATTTGGCGGGTAATTTCATCATCCATGAAGAATTCGGGTATTTCCTCTAAATGTATTATATCCGGTTGAATGCGGTGTATAATGTTAATTAATTCATGTTTATTATCACCTAATGTAAAAAATTTATCAGAATCAATTAAATTAACTATTTTATTTCTAGTAACTACTAAAATCCCTCCAGTACAATCAACCCATTCTACAAGATAAATATCATATATATCTTTAAGTAATTCTATTTTTTTAGTTAAATATTGAGGAAGTCCACCTGTTGATAAATGAGGAGCAATAAATAACAATTTTGTCATAACATTTTATTTTTTATAAATATAAATAAAATTATTTAAAGTACCAAAATATTTTGAGTTTTTTATAAAATAATTAACCTGGTCTTTCTACACTAAAAGTCCAACTTAATTTTGTAAGACCATTTGAAGCTAAACCATCTACTCTCCAACCTAAAACCCATTGAACATCACAATTATCAAGAGAAGCAGTTAAAGTATGAGAATCAGTAAAACAAAGATAATATTGATCTGGGTCAGTATTACAAGTAACTGGACCTGTATATGTTTCATTACCATCAAATAAAATAGTAATATTATAAGCCTTAGTCGTACCATCAACACCATCACTACACTTATAATAACCAACATACCAATATAAACCACTATTTGCTTTTCCTATTGAAGAATTGCCACATAATTTTAATATATCTCCACTTTGTAAATTGTGAGGATTTGAAATTGCACAATTATTATTTGTTGGGCAAATGAAACTTGTACTAGTATCAGTATCAACTCTTGTTGCTAAATTCCAATCACAACCAGCCCAACCACAATTATCATCTCCACTATAAAAGTCAGCTGATGGTGAAGTATAGTCTTGTGTAAAAATGTTAGAATGAGAGGCAATAACCCAAAATTCATCACCACTTGTTCCTGAACTTCCACTGTTACCTGCATTTCCATTTGAGCCTGCTGTACCACTTGTACCTGATATTCCTGAAGTTCCTGATAATCCTGAGTTACCTGGTCCTCCTGAGATACCACTTGAACCTGTTGAACCTGTTGTTCCTGATACTCCTGAGTTTCCTGAGTTACCATTAACTCCATTGTTTCCGTTTGAACCATTTGAGCCGGTTGTTCCTGATACTCCTGATACTCCTGAGTTACCTGAGTTACCTGAGTTGCCATTATTTCCGTTTGAACCATTTGAGCCGGTTGTTCCTGATACTCCTGAGTTACCTGAGTTACCTGAGTTACCACTGTTTCCATTTGAACCGTTTGAACCATTTGTTCCTGATACTCCACTATTCCCTGAAACACCGTTGTTTCCGTTATTACCTGATGAACCTGATGAACCATTTGTTCCGGATACTGCACTTATACCATCTCCACCAACAATACCACTTGAACCTGCTGAACCTGAAGATCCTGAAGTTCCTGATAATGCACTTGCTCCATTGTTTCCAGCGTTACCAGCATTACCATTTGAACCATTTGAACCTGAAGTTCCGCTTAGTCCTGAGTTACCGTTTCCTCCAGCATTTCCGTTGTTTCCACTTGAACCATTAGATCCAGTTGTTCCACTTAGTCCTGATAATCCTGAGTTGCCATTGTTTCCTGCATTACCATTTGAACCGTTTGAACCATTTGTTCCTGATAATCCTGAATTACCTGAAGCCCCAGCATCACCATTGTTTCCGTTTGAACCGTTTGAACCTGAAGTTCCGCTTATTCCTGATAATCCTGAGTTACCATTGTTTCCTGCATTACCGGATGAACCGTTTGAACCTGATGTACCTGATAATCCTGATAATCCTGAGTTACCGTTACCTCCAGCATTACCTGATGAACCTGTTGAACCAGTTGAGCCTGAAGTACCTGATAAGCCTGAGTTACCATTTCCTCCGTTATTTCCGTTTGAACCAGTTGAACCATTTGTTCCTGATATTCCCGAGTTTCCTGAAACGCCATTAGCACCATTATTTCCATTTGAACCAGTTGAACCTGAAGTTCCTGATAATCCTGAATTACCGTTGTTTCCTGCATTACCGTTTGATCCGTTTGAACCATTAGTTCCTGATATTCCGGAGTTGCCACTGTTTCCAGCAACACCATTGTTACCATTTGATCCTGATGAACCGCTTGTTCCTGAAATAGCACTTGCTCCGTTATTTCCGGCATTACCGATTGAACCATTAGATCCTGTTGAACCTGAGGTTCCGCTTATTCCTGATAGTCCTGAGTTACCATTACCTCCAGCATTACCATTAGATCCTGTTGAACCAGTTGAACCTGAAGTTCCGCTTACTCCTGATAGTCCTGAGTTACCGTTTCCTCCATCATTACCATTAGATCCTGTTGAACCTGATGTACCTGATAATCCTGATAATCCTGAGTTACCGTTTCCTCCAGCATTACCTGATGAACCTGTTGAACCAGTTGAGCCTGAAGTTCCGCTTAGTCCTGAGTTACCACTGTTTCCAGCAACACCATTATTTCCATTTGATCCTGATGAACCGCTTGTTCCTGAAATAGCACTTGCTCCCTTATTTCCGGTATCACCATTTGAACCGTTTGAACCTGTAGTTCCTGATATTCCTGAGTTTCCTGAATTTCCATTAGCTCCATTGTTTCCGTTTGAACCTGATGAACCAGTTGTACCTGAGGTAGCACTTAATGCACTTGCACCTGCTACACCTGCATTACCATTTGAACCATTAGATCCTGAAGATCCTGAAGTACCAGATATAGCACTTAAACCTGAATTACCTGCGTTACCATTATTACCATTTGAACCTGATGAACCAGATGTTCCTGAAGTAGCACTTAAACCACTTGTACCTGCAACTCCTGATTCACCATTTGAACCATTTGAACCTGTTGTTCCTGATATTCCTGAGTTTCCTGAATTTCCATTAGCTCCATTGTTTCCGTTTGAACCTGATGAACCAGTTGTACCTGAGGTAGCACTTAAACCACTTGTACCTTCTATACCTGTGTTACCATTAGATCCTGATGAACCAGTTGTACCACTTGTTGCGCTTAAACCACTTGTACCTGCTATACCATTTTCACCATTTGAACCTGCTGAACCTGAGGTACCACTTGTTGAGCTTAAACCACTTGTACCTGCTATACCATTTTCACCATTTGAACCATTGGTTCCTGCTGAACCTGATGTACCACTTACACCTGATGTACCAGAAGTACCATTAGCACCACTTGTTCCGTTTGAGCCAGTTGTGCCTGATGTACCTGATTCGCCTGATGTACCTGAAGTTCCGTTAGCACCTGACGTTCCATTTGAACCTGCTGAACCTGAGGTACCACTTGTTGAGCTTAAACCACTGTTTCCGGATGCTCCATTTTCACCATTTGAACCATTTGATCCTGAAGTTCCTGAAGTAGCACTTAAAGCACTTGCTCCTGCTACACCTGCGTTACCATTTGAACCTGATGAACCTGAAGTACCTGATGTTTGGCTTAATCCACTATTTCCTGCTGCTCCATTTTCACCATTTGAACCTGATGAACCTGAAGTACCTGATTCTCCACTTGTACCTGAAATACCATTAGCGCCTGAAGTTCCGTTTGAACCTGTAGTTCCTGAAGTTCCTGATATGCCTGTAGTTCCTGATGTTCCATTTTCACCTGAAGTTCCGTTTGAACCAGTTGAACCTGATGTACCACTTACACCTGATGTACCAGAAGTACCATTAGCACCACTTGTTCCGTTTGAGCCAGTTGTGCCTGATGTACCTGATTCGCCTGATGTACCAGAAGTACCATTAGCACCACTTGTTCCGTTTGAACCAGTTGTGCCAGAAGTTCCACTTATACCTGATGTACCTGAAGTTCCACTTTCACCTGAAGTACCGTTTGAACCTGTTGATCCTGATGTTCCGCTTGTTGCGCTTAAACCACTGTTACCAGCATCTCCTGATGAACCATTTGTTCCTGTTGAACCTGATGTTCCGCTTGTTGCGCTTAAACCACTTGTACCTGCAACTCCTGATTCACCATTAGAACCAGTTGTACCTGAAGTACCTGAGGTACCACTTATATTTGAGGTACCGTCGTTTCCAGCGGTACCATTACTACCATTTGAACCTGATGTTCCTGATGTTGCACTTGCTCCTGAAGTACCATCATTTCCTGTTGCACCTGATGAACCATTAGTTCCTGATGAACCTGAAGTTCCACTTAAAGCGCTTGCACCTGAGTTTCCAGCATTACCTGATGAACCATTTGTTCCTGTTGATCCTGATGTTCCACTTGTTGAGCTTAAACCACTGTTTCCAGCTGCACCATTTTCACCATTTGAACCATTTGAACCTGATGTACCTGAAGTTCCGGATAATGCAGAATCACCTGAGTTACCAGCATTTCCCGTAGAACCTGAAGTACCTGATGAACCTGAAGTGCCTGATGCTTGGCTCAAACCATTTGTTCCAGCATCACCTGTTGTACCATTTGAACCTGATGAACCTGAAGTTCCTGATAATTGGCTTAAACCATTTGTTCCAACATTTCCTGTTGAACCTGCTGAACCTGATGAACCTGAGGTACCACTTATACCACTTGTGCCTGATGTACCATTTTCACCTGATATACCATTAGAACCATTAGAACCTGAAGTAGCACTTAAACCTGAAGTACCATCTATTCCATTATTGCCTGATGAACCATTTGAACCTGATGTACCTGAAGTTCCTGATTCACCGGATGTACCTAAAGTACCATTAGCACCTGAAGTTCCGTTTGAACCAGTTGAGCCTGAGGTTCCACTTATTCCACTAGTACCTAAAGTACCATTTTCACCTGAAGTTCCATTAGAACCATTAGAACCTGATGTGCCACTTATACCACTTGTACCTGATGTTCCGTTTTCGCCACTTGTTCCATTTGAGCCATTAGAACCTGAAATTCCTGATTCACCTGATGTACCAGAAGTACCATTTTTACCACTTGTTCCATTTGAACCGTTAGAACCTGAAGTTCCTGATTCGCCTGAAGTACCATTTGTACCATTTGCACCTGATGTACCAGCACTACCTGTTGTTCCTGATGTACTACTTACACCTGATGTACCCGCAATACCATTTTCGCCTGAGATTCCATTTGAACCATTAGAACCTGATGTACCACTTATACCACTTGTACCTAAAGTACCATTTTCACCACTTATTCCGTTTGAACCATTAGAACCTGAAGTTCCTGAAATTCCTGATGTACCTAATGTGCCATTAGCACCTGAAGTTCCGTTTGAACCTGTTGTACCTGAGGTACCTGATTCACCTGAAGTTCCAGATGTGCCATTAGCCCCTGAAGTTCCGTTTGATCCAGTTGTACCTGAAGTACCGCTTACACCTGATATACCGCTTATGCCATTTTCTCCTGAGGTTCCATTAGAACCAGTTGTACCTGATGTACCTGATTCACCACTTGTACCTAAAGTACCATTAACACCTGAGGTTCCGTTAGAACCATTTGAACCTGAAGTTCCTGATTCACCTGATGTTCCAGAGGTTCCATTATTACCGCTTGTTCCGTTAGAACCAGTAGTACCTGAAGTTCCTGATTCTCCTGAAGTACCTGAAGTACCCTTATTTCCTGAAGTACCATTAGAACCATTTGAACCTGAAGTTCCTGATTCGCCTGAAGTACCATTTGTACCATTTATACCTGAAGTTCCTGATGAACCCGTTGTACCGCTTATTCCACTAATACCTGATGTTCCGTTTGAGCCACTTTCACCTGAAGTACCATTTGAACCTGAAGTTCCTGAAATGCCTGATGTGCCTGATGTGCCGTTTTCGCCTGAAGTTCCATTAGAACCGGTTGTACCTGAAGTTCCTGAAATTCCTGATGTGCCATTAGCACCTGATGTACCGTTTGAACCTGTAGTTCCTGATGTGCCACTTATTCCATTAGTACCTGATGTTCCATTTTCACCTGAAGTGCCATTTGAACCTGTAGTACCTGAAGTACCACTTACACCTGATGTGCCATTTGTACCATTTTCACCTGAAGTTCCGTTTGAACCGTTTGAACCTGAAGTACCTGATTCACCAGAAGTGCCAGAAGTTCCATTATTACCGCTTGTTCCATTTGAACCAGTAGTTCCTGATGTACCTGAAATACCTGATGTGCCTGATGTGCCATTAGCTCCTGAAGTTCCTGAAGAACCTGTTGTGCCTGAAGTACCACTTACACCTGATGTGCCGTTTGTACCATTTTCACCACTTGTTCCATTCGAACCATTTGAACCTGAAGTACTTGAAATACCTGATGTGCCTGATGTGCCATTTTCTCCACTTGTTCCATTAGAACCAGTAGTACCTGAAGTACCACTTTCACCTGATGTACCTGATGTGCCCTTATTTCCTGAAGTACCGTTTGAACCATTTGAACCTGAAGTTCCTGATTCACCTGATGTTCCAGAGGTTCCATTATTACCGCTTGTTCCGTTAGAACCATTAGAACCTGAAGTTCCGCTTATTCCACTTGTACCTGATGTGCCGTTTTCGCCTGAAGTTCCGTTTGAACCTGTAGTACCTGAAGTACCGCTTACACCTGATGTACCTGAAGTTCCATCAGCACCTGATGTACCATTAGAACCAGTTGTACTTGATGTGCCGCTTATTCCACTTGTACCTGATGTGCCATTTTCGCCTGAAGTGCCATTTGAACCTGTAGTACCTGATGTGCCTGAAATACCTGATGTGCCAGAAGTGCCATTTTCTCCACTTGTTCCATTTGAACCTGTAGTGCCTGATGTACCTGAAATTCCCGATGTGCCATTTGCACCTGAAGTGCCGTTTGATCCAGTTGTACCTGAAGTACCACTTATGCCAGAAGTTCCTGTTGTACCATTTTCACTACTTGTTCCGTTAGAACCAGTAGTACCTGAAGTTCCGCTTATACCTGATGTGCCATTTGTACCATTTTCGTCACTTATTCCGTTAGAACCAGTTGTACCTGAAGTTCCGCTTATTCCACTTGTACCTAAAGTTCCATTAGCACCTGAAGTTCCATTTGAACCTGTAGTACCTGATGTACCTGATTCACCACTTGTACCTAAAGTACCATTAACACCTGAGGTTCCGTTAGAACCATTTGAACCTGAAGTTCCTGATTCTCCACTTGTACCTGATGTGCCATTATTACCATTTGTTCCGTTTGAACCTGTAGTTCCTGAAGTTCCGCTTATACCACTAGTACCTGAAGTACCGTTTTCGCCTGAAGTGCCGTTTGACCCAGTTGTACCTGAAGTACTTGAAATACCAGAAGTACCTGATATACCATTTTCGCCACTTGTTCCATTTGAACCAGTTGTACCTGAAGTGCTAGATTCACCTGAAGTTCCTGATGTGCCCTTATTTCCTGAAGTACCGTTTGAACCATTTGAACCTGAAGTTCCTGATTCACCTGATGTACCTGATGTGCCATTAATACCTGATGTGCCCTTTGAACCTGAAGTTCCTGAAGTTCCTGAAATACCTGATGTTCCTAAGGTACCATTTTCGCTACTTGTTCCATTTGAACCTGTAGTACCTGAAGTACCGCTTATACCTGATGTACCTAATGTGCCATTTTCACCACTTGATCCATTAGAACCTGATGTGCCGGATGTGCCTGATATGCCTGATGTACCATTTTCGCCTGAAGTACCGTTTGAACCTGTTGTACCCGAAGTACCGCTTATACCTGAAGTACCTAATGTGCCATTAGCACCTGAAGTTCCGTTTGAACCATTAGAACCTGATGTTCCTGATTCGCCTGAAGTACCGTTTGTACCATTGTTACCTGAAGTTCCGTTTGAACCAGTTGTACCTGATGTGCCTGATGTACCTGAAGTGCCATTAGCACCTGAAGTTCCGTTTGAACCTGTAGTTCCTGAAGTTCCTGATAAGCCTGATGTTCCTAAAGTACCACTTTCACCACTTGATCCATTTGAACCTGTTGTACCTGAGGTACCTGAAATACCTGAAGTTCCTGATGTTCCATTTATACCTGAAGTGCCATTAGAGCCTGTAGTTCCTGAAGTACTATTATTACCTGATGTGCCTGCACTACCTGTTGAACCTGAAGTTCCACTTTCACCTGAAGTACCGTTTGAACCATTAGCCCCTGAAATTCCATTTGAACCAGTTGTACCTGAAGTACCTGATTCGCCTGATGTACCTGAAGTACCGTTAGCTCCTGAAGTTCCTGAAGAACCTGTAGTACCTGAGGTGCTACTTATTCCGCTTGTACCTAAAGTACCATTAGCACCTGAAGTTCCTGAAGAACCTGTAGTACCTGAAGTGCTACTTATTCCGCTTGTACCTAAAGTACCATTAGCACCTGAAGTTCCTGAAGAACCTGTAGTACCTGAAGTGCCTGATTCGCCTGAAGTTCCATTGCTACCACTAGTTCCTGATGAACTACTTAAACCTGATGTTCCTGATGAGCCAGATGTTCCTGTAGTACCTGATGTTCCTGAAATACCTGAGGTACCATTTTCACCACTTGTTCCATTTGAACCTGTAGTTCCTGAAGTACCACTTATACCTGATGTACCGTTTGAACCATTTTCTCCTGAAGTTCCTGATGAACCTGAAGATGCACTTAAAGCTGATACTCCTGATGATCCTGAAGTGCCATTAGCACCTGAAGTACCGTTCGAACCTGTAGT